AAGAAATAGAAACGATTTCATCAACGGGTCCCTTTGTGAAATCACCAGCGATTGCAGCAATAGATGTTGCAACAGCGGGTATTACATTTGTTAAATCTTTCTCTTGTACGACAACACCTGGTGAAACTTGAAATGCCATATATGTTGTTCTCCTCTTATTAACTAATAAGTATCATTATTCTCGTTTATATTTATAAAATTTCACCTTTTCGTACGGTCACAGGTGTCCAACGTTCTCCTGAATCGTCCTGAAAACTATCATCATTTAAACCATCATCTAAAAACCCAAAAGGTGCCATATCTTGTTCTATTGCGTTTGCTTGTTCTTCATACATTCTAGCACGAACATCTTGGTCTGTCATTTCTTTAAAATATCGTTGGTTTGTTATCCATGCAAAGATAACACAACACATAACTAAATCATCATTTGCACCTTCTTCAGCCTGCCATGATGATCCTCGTCTAACAAATGTTGACAATTCTTGTATTGTGTGAAAATCATTTACTAGTATTTTATCACTTTCAAGTAAAGATTTTAAGTTAGAACAACCAATACGTTTTACTTGTTTGGTCATACGAACACCTAATTGTGTTCCTCGTTTAGAAAATCCACCACCCAATATTTGTCCTGCACGACCTTTCATCATACACATTAATAAATTTGTGTATTCTAATTCAAACTGTAAAGCGTCTGCTACTTGATGTCCTAAGTCATTTACTTCAATACAAATATGAGCATTATTATATTGTTTAGCAATTTTTTCGATTGTATGTGGAAACAATATAGGTTTAATTTCGTTATCTCTAAACTTTGCAACCATCTTATATGGCATTTGTGTTACATCAAAAATAACAAAGGCAGAATAATCTTTTACTGTGCCTCGTGCTACATCAACCGTCATCACATAATCTTTTCCCTTTTCTGGTCGTTCATACATATCAAAACCAGCATTTGAAACAATAGGAGTATTATGTGACAACATTCTTATCTTTGATGGATTAATTAATGTATCAACTGAACCTACAAACTCACATTCAAACTCGGTAGCAAATTGTGCTTCAGAGGTGTTTCTTATAGTTTCTTGTTTCCATTTTTCATCTCGCCCTGGAACTTCAGACCAATGTACTTCTACAGGAACGTAATCATTTCTTTTGTGTATTGCGTCATTCCAAATTTTGTAGTACATATTCATTCCATGAGGTGTAGATACAATCATTACCTTTGAAGATTTACCAGATGAAATTGTAGGATAAACTGAACTAAAAAACTGCTCAGATATATTAGCAGGAATAAACGCAAACTCGTCAAGGAAGATTATGTTAAATGATCCACCTCGAATGGCAGATGATGATGTTGCAGCTGCAAGTATCTTTGAACCATTTTCTAATTCAAGTGAACCTTTGTTCCAATTTAAGACACCTTGTTGTAACCACTTAGGTAAGTTTTCATATGCAAGTTGAAGACGACCTAATAAATCTCTAGCAGTAGAACTTTTGTTTGCTAATATGGCAACATTGATGTTATCATTAAAAACTACTTGATGTAATAGATAGGCAATAATAGTTGTTGATTTACCAGATTGTCTTGGTAGTTTACAAATAGAAAAACGATTCTTGTCAAACGTTCTTACCATCTTTTCCTGAAACTTATACATTTCAAAAGGTACAAGACCATCATCAATATTTACAATCTTAATATAGTTTTTAATAAAATAAACAGGATCTTCCATACACTTAGCAATTTCTTGTACTTGCTCTTGTGTATATTCTTGCTTAGTGTTAGCTTTGAATAAGTTGGGATTTCCTAAATAGTGCTCACTCATTGATTATTATACCTTCTATTGCGTCATAGCCGTTTGCTAACGCATAATTGATACGGCTGCTACCCTTATATATAGAATATTGTTTTTCTTTATATTCTACCCCATTTGCACCTTTTCGAGGTGTTTCTGATATTTCGTGTTTTATGATTTCTATAGGGTCATTCATACCATCGTTCATCCAAGTATCTCTTTTTGAAATATCTAAAGTATTTGGATAAGGATTCTTTTTAATATAAGTTAAATCACTTATCTGAAATATCTGTTTTTTCGGGTGTGATATTTTTGCTTTCAAAACTTTCATCTTCTTTACTGGTTACATTTGTATTTTTATTTTTAAGTATTTTGTGTAACTCTGCTGACGAACCTACAAACAAGGCCTGTTTGATATTTGTGCTTGTCTTATTAGGAACATCTTTTAATGTTTTAAGTTTGCCTTGTAAATCTTGTAACTTGTCAACTGTGTCGGCCACTTGTTTGATTAGATTACCAGCAACTTCGTATGCTCTAGGGTGTTGACTTTCGTTTGCAATATCAAGTATGCCTTGTATTGCGTCCTGTCCTCTTTCTATAAGATTGTAATAATTTTCTCTACTATATTTGTAATCATTATCCACATCTTCTTTTTCTTTATCTTCTATTCTAGGAACAGGTGGAGTATATTCTTTTTTAATTACTGATTTTGAGGCAGGTTTTTGTTCGGTAGAGATACCAAGTGCTTCATTTATTTTGTCGTCTATACTCATAATTTTTATTCATCACCGTCAGTTGTTGGGTTATAATTTTTAGCATCATTAAAGGTACTTATAGTAGTTGTAAATCCAAAGTCATCATTTGCGTCAGCACTTGTTGGATTAGGAACGACAACTATTCTTTCTTCTCTTTTACTAGTTGTATCTGTATCAGAATATAAATCAGATTGTGTTTCTTTAATAACTTTTTGTGAATAGATAGGTCCATACAAATATGTTTTAGCAGTAAATCCCATAGTATAGTTAACTGCTCTTCTTTGTGTAAATGAACCATCATAATTGTCTTCATAGTTTACACTATTTAAAGTTATTGGCACATCTCTTTTAATACCCATATTTGGTATTGCATTGATTGTAACTGTATAATCTGGTTGAAAATAAGGTAATATTTGTTCTACTATTTGTAAACCACCTTCAGCAGTTGCTGTAAAAGCATATAAGTTAAAACTTATATTATAAGGTACAGGATTATATTGATAATACATTTTACTTGCGTCTGAAGTGTTAACTGCTTTAAACTTTCCTACTCTTTGTAATTTACGAGAAGCGTCATAAGTAATGCCTGATATTTCAAAACCCATTCTAGGTAGAGTAATTGCCATTTCTCTATTATCTAAATTTGCTTGTTGGTCTAATCGTGTTAAAAACTTTTCTTTTGGTGAATACGCTAAAGGTACTTTTATTTTTTGTATAACATCGCCATCACTATTTGTTCTATGAATTATAATATTATTAAAAATTGTACCAAAGGCAACAACAACTTTTCTTAATGACTCGTGGTAAAATCGTCTTCCAAACATTAAATACTTTCCTCATCTACTTCACCAAAAGGGTTTCTTTCAGTAAAGTCTAATATATCATCTGCTGTACTTTCTGTACCAAAACCTGCGTCTGATTCATAAGTATCATTATCAGCATAATCTCTTGTTTGCGTTGATAAATTAAAATCATCTGTTTCTAATTTAAAGAAATTTATATTACCTAAAACAGTATCAGTTGACTCAAGTAATAAACTACCAGAAACAGCAGTACCTTCTTCCAAAGTGATTTGATGTTGTAATAAGTCTGTAGATAAACTTGTTTCAGTATCATCAATAGCAGAAATACCTGTATCAAATCTTTCAGCACTATATTCAAATCTTGTTGCTTTAAGTTTGTAAACTGGTAAATTTCCTAATTGAAAAAATGGTTCTTGGTCTTCAACAAACTGTATTTCAAAAAAACTATTCATTAAAGGTACATAAACTAAATCACCTTCGTTTGGTCGTCCTGATTTAATTAATGTTGCTTGACTATCAACTTGATTTTGCCAACGTCTTTTTGAAATCATAAACGTTGTATCTTCTCTTATTTCTAAACCAAATTTAGAAACTAACTCTTGTTCACCTGCAAATCCTTCAGTAGTTTCAATATACATTTCTAAAAGATATGATTGGTCAAATTTAGAAAGTGTATCTTCTCCTAAAATTAAATCTTTATTAACTAATGTTCTTGGTAAATAATAGCAGTCGTGGCCGTAGATTTTTAATCCTTCTATGATTAAATCTTCGTGTAATGTTTTTTCGTTGGAATCTCCGATTCCGTTTCCATTCTGAAAATAATGATTGACTGGCATCTCATTATCCTATCATATACGTTACGGGCGTTTCGTATGTGCCTCTTATTTCTTCTTCAAGTTTTCTTATGTCTTCTTGTGCCTCTTGGAATATTTGTCCACCATTTAAAGTAACTCCACCTATCATTGTTACACCATTAAATTTTGATAAGTTTGCACCCCATTGTCTTTTAAATAAAGCTGTGACATATCTTTTTAAATAAATGTCATTATAAACATCTGTCATTACTGTAGGGTCTAATTTTCTATAACACTCAATAACCAAATATTCATCAACTTGTATATCAGTTTTCCAGTCCATATCAATGTATAATCTATTATTGTATTGATTAAATCTTACAGGTTTTTCACCTACAAGTATATGGTCTAAAAAATCTAAATGTCTTAACACCATATCATAGTGAATGATTGATGTTGAAGAAAAATCGTAAAGGTCGTTTAATCTTAATTGGTATCTTATATCAAACATATTTTGATTATGTTTGTCTGATAATGGAAATATTCTACTGACAGCCAATACAGACTCAGGAACAATAATGTAATTATTTGCCTCTGTAAATGAAGTTGAAACTGAATTTTTTGTAGCAGTAGATGATGTATCCCCAGCTGGAGATAGTATTCTGTCTTTATCTGCTTGAGTAACTTTATATTTTAAATACGCTCTCTCTACACCATCATAGTGATATTGAGCAAAATATTGTAACGCTTCATCTAATCTATCTTCTAGTTGGTCGTCATCTACGTTAATTTCAATGACTGGTTTTCCTAGTGTTCTTAAAGCGTATTGTTTTAATTGTTCTCTACTTGCTGGATTAGCCATAGTATTCCTTTGTAATTCTATGGTATATTTATAAGATTAACCAAGAGCAACGGCTTGAGCGATAGCAAAGGCAGTAGAAGCTTTTGTGTCTATTTGTGTCTGAATGGCACTACTTACGCCATTTAAATAACTCAATTCTGTATTATCTACATCACCATTACCTATTTTAGTGGCACTAATACCACTTGATAATTCACTATCTCCAATATTTGTAATTGTGTTATTACTAGCGTCAATAGTCTTATTTGTTAATGTGTCTGTTGATCCTGCTAAAATATATGATTGTAAATCTGAAATATCAGCTTCAGCAATAGTAATCGTGTTACTAGCAGTATTAATAGTTTTGTTTGTTAAAGTATCTGTTGTATCTTGTAATACAATTGTACCTGAAGCATTTGGTAAATTAATTGTTCTATCAGCTGTAGGATCAATGACACCTAAAACAGTTTCATTAGCGTCTGCTGTTGAACCTTCAAATGTAAATGAATTTGTAATTTCAATTGTAGATGAATTAACTGTTGTTGTTGTACCGTTTACAGTTAAGTCACCTGTAATGGTAGTATTACCTGTAACTGTCAGGCCTTCATCAATTGTAATTAAAGTTGAATCAGTAGATGAAAGAGTTGTACCAGATATACCAATTGCTGAACCTTGAATAGCACTTGTTCCATTACCTAAAAGAATTGCATTTGAAGTAAGAGTTACTGCACCTGTACCACCGTGTTCTACATTAATAAATTCACCTGTTTGAAATTCTGCTAAACCTGTTGCAACATTACTATCATTAAAGACTGTTCTTATTGGTGTTTTTGCTGTCATATTAATTCCTTAAAAGAAAAATAAAGTATTTCCTGATGCTGCTCCTAATGTTGATCCATTTGCTAATGTAAAACTTGCCACAACAGCATCTGGGTCTGCTTTAAAATCTAATCTTGTATTAGCTGTATTTAGTCCACCTGATTTACTAAAAAATGGCACTGCTCTAACAGGATCACCTGTTGCTCCTGTAAGGGCAATTTCTTTATTTACTCCAGAAGAAACTTCAACATTTGAATTTAGTGGTAATGTAGCACCTGTGGCAGATATAGTAATTTGACCTGTTCCATCAGATGATATGGTTGAACCACCTAGATTAATAGTAGAACCAGCCAAATACAATTCATTCCATCTTTTTGTTGGTGAACCTAAATCATATGTTTCAGTAACAGACGGTTTAATATCTTCACTAACAGCTGATAAATCAACGCTTGATCCATCATTGAAATTGGCAACAGTAACAATACTGCCACCATTTCTCATAAAAACTTTTTTATCAGTTATATTAACTGCTACTTCTCCGTCAGCTAAATCACTTGTAGTAGGAACAGCTGAAGCTGTTGTACTTCTTTTTAATTTAATAACTGTT